GCAAAATCAAATGAATTAGAGCAAAAGATTTTAGCGATGACACAAGAAAGCCTTAAGGCTTTTGACCCAAAAGACGATAGTAATTGGAGATAGTTATGCAGAAATTCACAGAAGAACTTTTGGTCGAATCCACCGGGGAAAAATGGGTGCTAAAGCGTGCGTTTAAATTTTACTATGCTGATAACGCTGGCAATCCATTAAAAGAAATAATTATACCAGAAGGCTTTGAGACTGATTTTGCATCAACTCCAAAACTTCTTTATCCTTGGTTTCCGCCGATTGGGATTTACAACAAAGCTGCGATGGTTCACGATTTTCTTTATTCAGAATCAACTCCGATAACCAGACGGGAAGCCGATAAATTTTTCCTGCAAGCGATGGAAGTTTTAAAAGTTCCGGCGTGGAAAAGAAGGTTGATGTATTTTGCCGTAAGATTATTCGGTGCATCCCACTATGCTAAATAAGATTCTTGGAATAATTTTAGCAACGAATTTTCTTCAAGTCTTTTTCATCCACAGTTTTTCGGACAACGCACAATTCTTCGTCTGGAATGTTTATATGCTGCTGCAATGCTTCCTGCTGAGTATCGTTCTTCACCAATCAATCAATTACAAAGAACAAAAAACCAAGGCACTGAATTTTGTGGTGTTGATTTTTGCGACTTACAACCTTATCGACTTTGTTGCTGAGTGGTCCGTGGCAGAAACTCAATTTTACAATTACACAGTCGTAGTTTTTAGCGTGATTTTATTCTGTGGAATTTTGCCGTTTAGTGCGCTCGTTATTTGTCGATCCCTGATGCCGACCGGATCTGATTACAAAGAAGGTGATTCTTTTCTTGTTTACAAAAAACCTACCAACTGGTCTGGTCTTTTGGGGCTTGCGTTCCAAGCACCTTACGGACATTGTTCTTTGATAACTGAGGGGCAACATTTTCGTTTTAAAAAAGGCGAAGTTGTCGAAGAAAAGTATGTTGAAAAAAAAGATGATTTACATATAAAAATTCTTCCAGTAAAGTTAGAAGAAGCGAGAAAATTATTAGGCACTGAATGGTCGCTGAATAACAACTGTTTTAATGTATTTAAAAAATTCAAATGACTCAGCAATTGGAAGACTTCATCAAGAGCGACACTTTCAAGGAACAGATAACAACGATTATGGTTCCTTATACTACAAAAGTTATTGAAGAAGTAATTCGTCAGCACTCTCACAACACAAAAGACATTGTTGCTGACACGGTTAAAACAGTATTTTTGGAGATGGGATTAAATATTTCTAAAGAAACCGATGAGATAAAAAAAGATTTTTCGCATATGCGGCAAGCAAGACAAGGGTGCGAAGCCATCAAAAGCAATGCCATAAAGACCATATTAACAGTAACGATCCCGACAGTTCTTTATTTTGTCGGCAACGCAATAATAGAAAAATTACAAATTGTTATCAAATAAATTAGCACAGTTTTTTGAGGGACCAGCCGGATCAAAATCTTCAAAAAGATTGATCGGAATTGTCGGCGGCATAGCGCTGATTTATCTTGCTGTCCGTGGTGGAGAGCATTTTTTAGCACAAAATAATTCCGAAGCCTTCCTTAGATTATTTGACAGCCTCGCAATTTTTGTTGCTGGGGTTCTTGGTCTTGGTTTGGCGGATTATAAAATTAAAAAAGAAAATGAAAAAGTATCTGATCCTGATAGTAAGTAGTCTTGTAATCATAGGTCTAATATGGTTCTATCGCTTTGCCGAAAATAACGGCACAACAAAATGTGAATTAAAATATGAAAAAATATCTGGAGAAGTCCAAGCTAAAATTATCGAAGATAAAAAAATTATTTCTCAGCGGCAGGCTATTGCTAAGTCTGTTAGCTCCGATGGTAATCTTGAGTGGTTGCGCCAAAACCGATGCAAAGATTGTTCCAGTAAATGATTTTTGCGAAGGTAGATTTACCACACAATATCTGACAAAAAAAGATTACGACAATCTGGATGAGATCAGAAAGAATAAGGACTGGAAGATTACTGTAGATTTATTAACCGACAACAAAACTGAAAACGAAAAAGAATATGAACACTGTAAAGCAGAAAGTAATAAGTAAGATCATCGAAGTCGAGGGTGGATACTCAAATGATCGTAGCGATAGTGGCGGGGAAACCAAATACGGAATCACGGTTGCGGTAGCAAGAGCTAATGGCTATGCCGGAGATATGAGAAATCTTTCTTACGATCTGGCGTTTAAAATTTACTCCACAAAATATTGGGATTCACTTAATCTTGATGCCATCGAAAAACTTGCACCAAGAATTGCAGAAAAGATGGCTGATATAGGGGTTAATATGGGCGTTGGTCGCTCAGGATTTTTTTTGCAGCGTTGCCTTAATGTTTTAAATAATTGCGGCACTGCTTATGCAGACATCGTTGCTGATGGTAATGTGGCTGGCAAGACATTATCAGCGTTAAACTCATTCCTATCCCTCAGAAAACTCGATGGCGAAGAAGTTTTATTGAAGATGCTGAATTGTCTTCAAGGAGAATTTTATATTTCTCTTGCTGAAAAAAGAGAGAAGGATGAAAAATTTGTTTTTGGTTGGTTTAAAAATAGAATATGATAAAAAAATTACCAGACGGAAAATCTTTCGGATTTATACACTTTAAGGTTGATTGAGATTTATTTATTAGGCGTTTTTAAATCTTCAATTTTTCCAGTATAATCACCATTAGAAGTTTTTGAACCTTCCCACTTCTTTCCATCTATCAAAAAATACAGAATTCCCAGAAGAATCGCCGCTTTCCACCAATGATTAACGAGAAAACATTTCCAAGATGAATCATAAATTGCTTTTGCATCGGAAATTTGTTTAGTAGCTTCTCTTATTTCGCTCCTAATTTCCCCTATGTTATTAATTGCAGTCTCGACTTTTCCATAAGCAACACTTATTTCTTTTTGCCATTCTTTTAGAAGTTCAGCAACTTCTTTAGCATCTAGTTTTCCGTCATTATCTGGCATATTGTAGTAGCAATGGATATTGATGATCTAATCGGGCATTAAATTCTTTCAGATTGGAAATTTCTTTTTTCAGCACTTCCTTTACCAATCCCATTGGAGATGGTGAGATTGGCGAGGTTTCAAATTTAATTTGTATCTCAAGTTCACTACGACCAGAAGTGTAATGAATAATTGCTGGCGGATTAAATTCAAATTTATTAAGCAACATTTTCCGACTCCTTTAAAAGTTTGCTAAGAATATCATTTAAAGATTTAGCGTGCTCTAAATCAATTACAATTCTTTCTATTAACGCAACGCTATCTTTACCTTCACTATAAGCCATTGTTAAAACTACATTTTTGTTTTTTAGAAGCCCTATGTTTATATTTGTACAAAATTTAGGAACTATTTTTTCCTGTGTAGATTTAATTTCTAAAATTTCTGGTGCTTTAGCTTGGTTATCCATATTATTATCTTTCATATTACGCTACACAATTATTGATTAAATTACTAAACATTGCTGGATTTTCTTTGTTGTTAAATCTCCAACAAAACTCATCCATATACTTTTCTAAATACTTCTTACTAACCCAATGAAACTGCCCCATCATTCCTCTTTTGACAATAGCCCAAAAGCTCTCAATAGTGTTAGTATGAATATCACCAACAACATATTGTTTCGCACTGTGATTGACTGTATGATGAGGCATTAAGCCTTTAAAAGGGATATAACCTTTAAAATCATCAGTCATTAAAACAGTTGGGGAAAATTAAAGTCAACCCATTAACGTATAATTCCGTTTAAAATAAACCCAACTGAACACTCTTGCCGATCGGTTTCTCAATCGCATCTGGAAATTGCTTATCGAACTCCTGCTCACACTCACCATTCATTTCGCAGAACCAATAGCCAAGAGATTGATTGTGAAGACCTCTAATCTTTAAGCCCTTGCCGAATGGTGCGTGTTTTTCACCGCACATACAGCACGGGTGGATGATGACCACTGCGCCGGATGATTTTAAAGCGTAGGCTTTTGCTGGAAATTTAACTGGTAGCTTTACCATCTAACTCCTCAATCAATTTATCCAGATACCAACGGCATTTTTTTAAATCATCAACCTTGTCTTTGTGGTCAGCTCTGGTAATGTATTTTATCACATTGCCTTTGCAGAATCCAGCAAGTTGAGTTGGTGATAACTTGGCTCGCAAGATGTCAAAGGTTTCGATACCACCGACTTTGTAATGATCGGGGTTTATTTTGTCAGCTTCGCCGCAGAATTTTTCGTCAATCGGAAATCTGGTCTTTACTCCAGCGAGTTCCCAATTAGCGATGCCGTGTTCTTCAAAAAATTGTGAGATAAAATTTGCATACTGAACACAGGTGCTAAATCTTTTGTCAGCAACGATGGCTGCTGGTTGTTGGTAATAATCTTTTTTCATTTTTTACGAAATTTGTTTTTAATATTAATACGTTAGTTTAATAATTTTCATAGTCCGAATAATTTTTGGATCCAAGTTTTTTTCTCTACCGGAAGATCTCTGATTCCCATCTCAATTTTTCTGATCTTGATGAGGTGCTTGATCTTGGTTTTTTTCCGACAATCCAAAACGATTCCTGATGTAAATGCTGGATACATAATCCTCCTAGGTTTTGTTGAACAAAAATCAAAGAACTGATCCACAGTCTGAAAGATTAAAGTCCGGTCAGTACCTGAGCCAGTAGCTTTAAAGCTATTCAGAATGTGGATAGCGTGAGAAATAATCTCGTTAGTTACTCGCTCCTGCCTCAGGGTTGTTATCTGGAACTTTAATTTCTCCACCTGCAATACCGGATTCATTTCTAACGCTTCCATTTAAAATCAAAATTTGTTTATCAAGAGTTTGTAAAGCTGCAATGTCTTGGCCGTTAATGGTATTAAGTTCCTGAACATATTTTGC